AATCTGGTTGTAAAACTATCGGAACAGCTAATTTTTATTATCGTATTTTAAGTAAAAAAATGATTGATTTAGGATTAACAAAAAAAGAAGACATAGCTAGTCTACAAATAGAATCAAATAATTCTTCAAAGCTTAATCTTATTCCTATGACTTTAGAAGATATACCACAAGTGACTTTGTTAATTAATAATTATTTAAAAAACATACAAAATTATATCAAGTGTTAAGCGAAGAAGATATTTCATATTTATTACTTCCAAGAGAAAATATTGTATTATCATATGTCTTAAAAAATAAGGATCATCAAATTACAGATTTTGTATCTTGCTATATTGGATATTCCAAAGTTGCTAATCATTCTGTTCATAAAGATTTAAAAAGCGCTAACTTATATTATTTAGTCACATATACTTTATCTCAAAAAGAAATGATCGATGAATTATTCAAATTATTGCAGAAATATAACGTGGATGTTTTTCATTCATTAGATATAATGAATTTTGATTTTATGAAGAATAATTCTAATTTTGTTGTAGGTAATTCAAAAACAAAATATTATTTATATAATTGGCAATGTAAATCTTTAGATTCTTCGGAAATTGGAATTAAATTAGTGTAAATAAAAATACATTTTATTACTGAAAAAAAATTATTTTTTTAGATGTTGTTAATTTTTATTAACCGTTAATCCACATAAAATTTTAGAAAAAAATATTTTTTTAACGTTATAATATAAGATATGAAATATAATTTATCAGTTTTAGCTATATTCAAAAATGAAAAAATAATTTTACGACAGTGGATTGAACATTATTTACGAGAAGGAGTAGATCACTTCTATTTAATTGATAATGGATCCACTGATAATTATCATTCAACAATAAAAGATTATTTATCTAAAATATCATTGGTCAGAGATGGTCGTCGTTTCCATCAGGGAACACAGCAATATTTATATTGTAATACTTTTATGCTAACTGCAACTCATGAAACAAAATGGCTTATAGTATGCGATATAGATGAATATATTTATGCTCGGAATGGATTTCGAACAATTCCTGAAGTTTTAAATCAATTGCCTCCAAAAGTAGATAAATTATGGATTCCTTGGAAAGTTTTTGGAAGTAATGGACATAAAACACAACCTAAAAATATAATTCAATCATTTACTAAGCGATCAAGAAGTATTAATAATAATAAAGGTAAAGGAAAAATAATTGTAAAAGCTAAAAATTTAGTAGAAATACAAACAGCGGGTCACATGGCTTTATTACGTGAAAATGATAATTATTATAACTGTAATGGTAATTTATTAGAGAAATATGTTTTTAATGATAAAAATTGTGTTTCTTTGAATTTACACATGAATCATTATATGCATATGTCAGAGGAATATTATAAAACTGTAAAATGCATTCGAGGTGGATGTGAAAGTGGAAAAGTCCATAAATATACTATGGATTATTTTCGTAAAAATGATAAAAACTTAAATCAAATACTTGATCATGAATTAAAAAATAAAGTATATTAAAAATAAAATATATAGATAAATATAATTATAAAAATAAATTTATTTATATACATATATAAAATATCATTATAAAAGATGTTTCAATTATCTATATTGGCAATGTTTAAGAATGAAGGTATGATTATTGAAAATTGGTTTCAGCATTATTTAGAAGAAGGAGTAGAACATTTTTATTTGATTGATAACGGTTCTACTGATAATTATGAAGAAAAAATTAAAAAGTATCAAAAATATTATACATTAGTAAAAGATCCTACCCGACTACCATCTGGTACTCAAACTTTTTTATATAATAAATATTATTTACATAGAGTAAAAAAAGAGACAAAATGGTTAATAATTTGTGATATTGATGAATATATATATGGGCGAAATGGTTGTATAAAAATTATGGATGCTTTAAATAAATTACCATTAAAAGTAGAAAAAATTTGGTTACCTTGGAAATGTTTTGGTTCTAATAATCATAAAATACAACCTAAAAATATAATTTATTCTTTCAATAAATGGTCAGGAAAATGTAGTAATAATCATGGATTAGGTAAATCAATTTTTAGAACAATTCATTTAGAAGAAATTCAAACATGTGGACATATTGTACAATTAAATAAAAATAATATATTATACAATGCTAACGGAGATTTATACGATGAATTTAATTATTCATTTGATAGTATTAAAATGTTGAATTTACATCTAAATCATTATATGATTATGTCAGAAGAATATTATCAAAAAATAAAATGTGTTCGTGGAGGGGGTGAATCTGGAAATGTTTATAAATATACGATGAAGTGTTTTCATGAATTTAATAAAAATCATAATAAAATTGTAGATAATGAATTAATAAATAAAAAAAACTTATTATTAAAATTAAAAAATAATAGTCTATATACATCAATTAATTTAATAAATAATCAAAATAAAGATAATAATAAAAATAAAGATAATAATAAAAATAAAGATAATAATAAAAATAAACAAGATAAACAAAATTGGTATGCTTTTAAAAAATTTTTTAAAAAAAATAATGATAATATAAGTATAATTTGTTTAGAAGATACTTTTATTAAAATAAATGAAGAATATTCCTCTAATTTAGATAATGCTCAAAAAATAAGAGTATTTAAAAATATGGTCTTTTCACTTATTCATGAAAATATAAGTTATTTTATTATTGATAAAAATCCAATTGTAACTTCTTCAAAAAAAATAATACTATAATTAACAATACTTTTAGTATCAATATTTAATAATTATAACTATAATTATTAAATAAAAGCCAAAAATTAAATTAATAAAATATAAATTAAAAAATTAAAAAATTATTTTAGGATAATTGCTCCCAAAGTTCATCCACTAATTTATATTTTTTACACTTATCTACGTTCAACCAGAGATCATGTTTCAAAAGTTCATTTAATTCTTTTCTAGGAATAGAAGTGTGATTACGATAAATATTCGTGATATTATCCATAAACTCTTTTAGATTTTCAAATTCATCTTCAATTTCACACATCTTCCCCCAACAACCACTGCTTAATTGATGAATTAACATATAAGCATTTGGACGCATAAAGCGCTTAGTTGCACAAACAGACATAATTGTACCTGCAGAAGCAGCGCAACCTTCAATAATTGAATATATGGGAACACTACATGCTTTAATCATATCTACAGCATTAAATGCCGAAAAAATACAACCACCATAAGAATTAATATGAAGATAAATAGGAATTGGTTCGATATTCATCTTAAACGCAAGACTCTTATTTTCCTCTTCCGCTTCTTTTAATTGTTCTCCTAATTCATAAATGCTATCACGATTAACTTCGCTATAAAAATAAATATGGTTATTAACACGGTCAATTTTGGTATCCTTTGCTTTTTTCCCACCTAATAAACCATTCAATCCACCCAACCCCAATTCTAAAGGCATACCTCCTTCTTCATTCTCTTCTTCCTCATTATTGTTTTCACATTTAGTTTTCTTTCGATTAGGCTTGTGAATAAATTCGGTATAGTTGCGTTTTCTGGTTACTAGATTGTAATTCATTTTTATATTTTATAGTAATATTTATTCTTTAAGTAAGAAAATATTTTTATACAAATGAAAATACACATATAGATGAAAATAAGAATGTAAATGAAAAAATATATTTTATTAAAAAACAAATGAAATGATTTAAAAAAGTAATCATTAATATTAATAGTTATTGTCTTTATTATAAAAAAACTATATTTTAAAAAGAATATGAGCAATCGAAGATTTAAACGTATATTAAATGAAATGAAAGAATTACAAAATTCATCAAGCTTATTTGGTGAAAATGGAATTTATTTTCAATATATAGAAGATAAAATGGATACCCTTTATATCATGATTATGGGTTCTAAAGATAGTCCTTATGAATTAGGCTTTTATTTTTTTGAATTAGAATATCCTGAAAATTATCCAATGACTCCTCCTAAAGTGACTTATCAAACACAAGGTTTATTACCATTATATAGAAAAAAAACATCAGCACCATCTTATTTTCAAGTTCGTTTTAATCCAAATTTATACACTAATGGTAAAGTATGTTTATCTATGCTAAATACATGGGCAGGACCAGGATGGGTTCCTACAAATACAGTTACAAATATTATAGTAGCTATTCAAGCCCTTGTTTTAAATGACGAACCAATGCGTAATGAACCGGGGTTTGAACATTCACCAGAACAAGACATACGTTCTTATAATTTAATTATTCAATATGCTAATTTTAAAGTAGCTATATTAGATCAAATTAAATCAAAAAATCTTGGAAAATTTGAATGTTTTCGTGAAAAAATAAATAGTTTATTTCTAGATAATTATTCTAAAATTTCTGAATTAATTGATAAATTCCAACCAATTGATAAGGATATTATCCAATCTCCTGCTTATAATATGAGTTTACAATTAGATTATGAAAACTTAAAAAATTATACTAAAATTATGTATTATAAATTATTGTTAGAAAATCAAATAAAATCTAGTAAAAAAATGATAAAAGTTTAAAATTACGCGGATATGTAGATTAAAATTTAGTGTTTATTTTTTATTATTTTAGTAAAAATTATATTCTTTATTAGTATATAATTATGAAATATCAATACAATTATATTTATTTAATAATTATTTTTATGTTAATTATTTTTCTTTTTTTTATGATAAATCGAATGACAATTATTACTGAAAACTATACTGGTCTAAAAACACATTACTTTTTTGATAATTTGAAAAAATATAATTTTACTTACGATAACCAAAAAAACATAACATATTGTCCAAATAATAATAAATCAATTCAATGTCTTACAAAAAACTATAAATTACATTTTAACTCTCCTGAATCCGTAAAATTAGTTAAGAATAAAGTTAAAACTTCATCATTACTTCAGAAATATGGCATTCCAGTTCCCACATTTGTAGTCGTGAATGTGCGGAAACCTTACCCATTATTAATGAAACAATTACAAGAAAATAAAATTCGAATTCCTTTTGTAATAAAACCAATTAATGGAACTTTTGGTATTGATGTGCAAAAAATTGATTCGCAAAATGAATTTTTTCAAACACTCACAAAATTTAAAAAAAAATATGAAGATATGATGGTTGAAAATTTTTTTGAAGGTAGTGTATATAGAATATTTGTATTTCAAGGAAAAATAATTGATATTATCAAAAGAGATAAACCATACATTGTTGGAAATGGTTATGATAGTGTTGAATATTTAATTACACAAAGAAATCAAAATATGGTAAATAATGGATTTTTTGAAACGAAAAATTTGAGTATTGATTACATGGAAAAACAAGGATATACGTTACAAAGTATTTTACCTTTACATCATAAATTATTTATTACCAATGTAATAAATATGCATAACGGAGCATTATTAGAAAGAATAAATATTTCGAGTGTTCCAGTGAAAAATTTAGATTTATTCATTAAAGTTGGACAAATATTAAAGATAAATTGTTATGGACTTGATTATATATCAAGAGATGTGACAAAGCCTTTTAAATTTGGTGAAGATGTAATATTAGAAGTTAATGGCACACCTGATACAGAAATTCACACTAAAATTGATGAATACGGACCTTTATTTTTTGAAAAAATTGTTAAAAATATATTTTAATTTTCTAATAGCGTATAATTAAATTAAAATTAAATATCTTAATTTATTTATAAAAAAAAGAAAAAATGATTTAAAAATGAATCATCTAAATATAATATATTCACTTAAACTAAATATGCTTTTCTGTAGTGAGTGCGATAATAAACTTTATCCTAGTGAAGAAAATAATAATTTATGGAATAAATGCTTAGATTGCGGGTTTCGAGATAAATTTGAACATGCAGTTGTTGAAAAAAAATTATTCAAATCAAATAATCATCAATTAGGTGATAATAATATGTATTTAATTTATGATAATACTTTACCCAGAACAAAAGAAAAAGAATGTCCAAATAAATCATGTATTTCTCATAAAGAACCTGAAAAACAAGAGATTATATTTATTCAAGATCCAATTTCAGTTAAATTAACATATATTTGTGTAAATTGTAATGTTGAATGGAAATATTCTTAAATTTTATGATTATTTTTTATAAAAAATTAAATTTATTATAATTTATTATAATTTATTAAATAAATATTAATAAATATTAAAAAATATTAAAAAAATGAATATTTATTTAATTTAAATAAATATTTATAGAACTATTTATAATATATATTATATAATAAAAATGGCCGAAGAATACGATGATGATATTGATAATTATACAGATGACAATTTAGCATTTGAAGATGATATTGATGATCAAGAACAACAAAATGAAGAATCTAATTTTAAAGTAATTTCCTACAAAGATGTTATTGAAAATAGTACTAAAAAAGAAAAAAAAACAATTCCTTATTTATCTAAGTTTGAAAAAGCACGTATAATTGGTAATCGAGCTCAACAATTAGCTTATGGAGCACAACCAAAAATAAATACTGAAAATTTATTAGATATATATGAAATAGCAACCGAAGAATTAAAACAAAGAAAAATACCTTTTATTATAAGAAGAACTTTACCAAATGGATTACATGAAGACTGGCGTATTGAAGAATTTGAATTTATATAATTATGGAGGAATTAATAATTATTTTTTATTAAAAAAAATTTTTAAATTTTAAAAATTTTTAATTTTTTATCAACAAAAAAAATATTTTTTATTTTTATTTTTATTTTTTATTTATTTAATGAGAAAAATAAAATTTAAAAATAATAAAAATCAGTTACGTTTCATATTTTTAAAATATAAATCTAATTTATTTT